AAAATCTAAATTTTCCATTCGTTTTCCTTTTGTTGATACGTTGTTTAAACGTTGTTATTTCCCTGTAGGTTAATCCTTGATAATACTTCCATCCCAATCTTTTCCATTGGCTTGTTCTTCATAAGCATCAACAGACATTTGAACACCATGCTCAATAGAAATCGGCATCATCCTGTTTACACTAGGGAAGTAAACCTTTCCAGTTCTCATATGTATCGGAAGATCTCTCACTCTGCCATATCCATGTTTTTGATAAGAGTCTTGAGCGCCTATATCCTGTTCAAGATTCCTAAAGAGGATTTTTCTAAGGAGAGCCGGATGAGTCAGAATAAATGCACATCTATCTATATCCATAGGTTGTCCGGCACGTTTGATCATAAACTGTACGTATCTTTTAGCACCATTGTTGCCATGAGCATAGTCGCAACCAATAAGTTCACATGATATTCCTTGATCTTCAAGCTTATCGACAAGGGATAATATTGATGCACCTCGCCACATTATTTTATCAGCACCTGTGCCACAAGATGCACCGACATTTACCAAGATCTCTATTGTTTTCTTAGAGGATTTTTCATTGCCTAGTGAGGACATCATATGAGTAGGTGAACCGGCTACATACAAAGGTATGTTTGGCATACTTCCGGCAACGTCATATTCATAGTCTGGTAGACGTTCAAACTTCGTTGACCTATTGGCAAGTTCTAGATTATCAGACATATTATCTCTGCCTTCCTTCCATCCATTCAATCCCATTTCAACCGCATCTTCTAAGTTTGCACCATATGACCATGAGTGATCTTGTCTTTCTTTACTAACACTTGATTTATAGCCATCCCATACTGGAAGGTCATCATCAATAACTTTATTTAAAAGTTCGTCAAAGCTTTCGTAAACTTCGCTTACTATGTACTTTTTAGATTTAGTCATTATTTATTCTCCTCGTTTAAACGTTCTGTTTTACCTTCAAGGGTATCTTTTAGTCTACTAATACCACCAGACTCCTCGATTATTCTTCTGCATGTGTCTTTATCTAAGCCACTCAGTACATACTCATTAATAACTTCGTTAAAGTTGACACCATCATTGATTGCACCACCACCGGATATACTTGCTCTAGGTGATATGATGTGTCTTATCTTCATTGAATCCTTTGCATGACGTAGCATTTGCACTACCTTCGTAAAGTTTTCATTAGGGGTTATTGCTAACTCAAGGTTTTCATCGTAGTCAACATCAATTATAGGTTTGAACCTATCAAGCGTCGCACCATCCAGTTGATTCCTTCCTACGTATTCTCTGTCTGCACCTTTTCCGTAAGTGTTAGCACAAGCAATCATACGGAAGTTCTTATGACGTTGGACTACTCCGCAAGGAAAGTCTGCAATTTCATTCTCTAACGATGCGTTGAGAGCCACAAGTGCTTGTGGATTCGAGCCATCGATTTCATCGAAGAGGAATAAACCGCCATCCCTAAAACATCTTACAAAGGACGATTCAACGTAGTTGCCAGTAGCATCCATATATCCTCTGACCTCATGTGCTTGATACATAGCACCAGACATACCGAACACATAATCCTCTTGCTCGAATGTTTCCGCCAGTATCTTATGCATCTGTTGAGCCATGAATGTTTTACCACTCCCCGCACCGCCAACAATCATAACCTTTGCACCTCTTATGAGAGCCTGTAATATTTTAGGCAAATCCTTGTGGACTATACCTTCTGGTATAATCTTTTTCGTTGGTGTTTTAACCTCAATCTTCACCGGCTGACGATTTTTTACGTGTTTTTTCATTAACGTAGTTATACCGGAGATTGTTTTCTTCGATTGCTCATCAATCATAGATTGTACTTTGTCGGTATCCATGCTGTCCTCATGCTGTATATCCATATGCACTCTTCGGATAAGATCTGCAAGTTCAGACTCCATTGGATTAGCCGGTTCAAAGCTAGGTTTCGGTTGAGAGCCTTCACCCTCGCCTTCGCCTTCGCCTTCACCCTCGCCCTCAGTTCCATCAAGAGGTGTTCCAGTTCCGTTTCCTTCGCCTTCACCTTCGGTATCACCTTCACCAAAACCTTCACCATTCCCTTCGGGTTGTGGATTGTCTGGTTGATGTTTGGATAGATCAAAACTGTTCCACATGTCAATCAAATCCGCATCAGTCATTCGACTGGCACGTTGACCTAATGATATGCCTAACTGCTTGAGTGTTTTACGCTCCATGTCAGTAAGTTCTTCCTTTGAACATGGAAATTCTAGTAGACTATTAGCTGTCTCTGCTATCGTAGATATACTCATCGTATACTCCTATTTTGTTGATAATAATTAACTGTTTAAACCTTGTTTAAGCTTCCCACATAACCTTTGCACAATTGCCACAGATCAGTCCGAACTTCTCGTATGATGATCGTGATTGCCTTGCAATATTTCCGCATGGTACACATTCAACCTTGACCAGTCTTGTAGACTGTTTCTTAGTTTTCTCAATGTTAACTGAGCCATGTGGATATTCACCAAGCACTTTCTCGATAGAGCGTAGTTTCTTGGCGAGACTATTACCGGCATATGTCTGAGTTAGTTTGCCTTCCAAACCTATACCTCTGGCGAGTCTGGCAAACCGACCTCTATGTCCGTTTTCGTTTCTGTCTACGACATGGCACAATTCGTGAGCCAGTACCTCTAGTGCATCAAAGCCTTTGGCTACTGATGGATTGATATACACCTCGAAATGGTTATCATCAGATGCTGATGCATTTATGCATACTCCAACCACCTTGCCACCTCTACTACGTGGTGGAAACCCACAAGCTACCCTGTATTTCGGTGTGTATTTCCTCTCGAAAGGCATACATTCATCAATGATTTGATCAGCGCCTTCAATCAGCCATGTTTCTCTTTCTGTAAAATTCGTCATAATATTTTCCTCGATTTGTTGAATTTTGGTTTATGTTAAGTTTAAATCCCTCTTCACTAAGAGTTCAGAGGGTTTAAACATAACTGTTAGTCGTTGTCAGCCTTCCAATCCTTGCACCTTCGGTGCATTGTTATTTTACTTCTTACAGCCTTGCCACCTCTGTTATACCAACTAAGGTTGGGATGGGGTAAGCCTTCATCTTCCAGTACAGACTCAAGCAATTCTATTGCCATGTCTATGCACTCGTTAGTGCTTTCAGCACAATCACCATATTCTAAGACTTCGTGAGTCCATAAACCTAGTTCTACTGTGACTGTATCTGTGTCTGTGCCTAAACGACCATCTTCCAGATGCTTTATTGCATCAAAGATGCACACTTCTTTTTGTTCTTTAGTTAAAGCCATTATTTACTCCTTGCACCTTCGGTGCATTTGTTATAGCCAGACTCTGTTACGATAAATTCTTTTATCGTTTAAACCAGTTCCAAAGTAGTAAGACCGCTTTGTCATAGGCTTATCAACCTTCTTTTTTGTGGTTCGTATGTGTCTGACGATCTCGTCAATGTTGTTGATTACAATTTCAATTTCAGTCATTCCGTTTTCTCCGGTTGTCAATAGGTTTGTTGAGAGGTAGTTTAAAACCCCTTCACAAGGTTCAGGGGGTTTAAACGTACTCTCTAACACCCTCTAGTTTAGATGCATTAACATATATGTCAACATATATTTTAATAAGGGGTTGCGGAAGGTAGTATAAGGAGAGACATTTAGGTATACTTTGCCTATGGCAAAAGATACTAAAAATAAGACACTTAAGCATAACAGCACATATAGGAAAGAACACACCGAACTGTCCGTTAAACATAGGCTGTTCGCTAGGTATAAGGCTCAAGGCATGTCCAATGGCAAGAGTGCAGAACTAGCCGGATATAAATCCGGAATAAACGCAAGTAAACAAGGATCGCTCTTAGCGAAAAAACCGGCAATAATAGCCTTGATCTCCGAACTTCTTGCAGAGCAAGACACTAGATCGTTGGTTGATAGAGAGTCTCACCTTATGGAACTAGCAAAGCTACGAGACAAGGCAGTCGATAGTGGTCAAATAGGCTCTGCTGTCACAGCAGAACACTACAGAGGGAAAGTTGCCAACTTGTATAAGGATAGGATAGAGGTAGAGGACTCTACCTCAGAGACATCCTCAGAGATCATGGACAGAATCAAAGGTTTATTAGGCAAGTCTATCCTTGATAGCGATGAGTCAATACATTAGAACTGTTTAAACGGCTCTAATTGGTCATAGGAAGCCTTCTTCGGGAAAGTGGCTACACGCGCCAATTCGTACCCCCACCCCCGTGTCACATGAGTGACTCCCGCGCATACGCTCTTTACATACTGTTCCAAATTTTCAGCCACCATAATTTGACCTTTTTTTAACATAAGCATTGACATACCCCCTACCCCCTGTTTTAATGTTAGGGGAGGTAAGGAATTCTATAGATATTTTTTTTATATATTGCCTATGAGCATTTTAAGACACCTGCCGGTGTTATCTATATGCAATTCGATACCTTCGGAAGTGTAAAGAGCCAATCCGCGCATGGATCGACTCTTAAAAGGGTGGAACTAGATTTGAGGTATGTAAGACAGTTCCTAATTGGAGATACCCTTAAACACATTATATTGCGGTTTAACATGGTTAACAATACTATATATAGTTATGAGAGTTGATGAGAAACAAATAAAACAAGTAATGTCTTTAATGACACCTGAACGTTTATCACGTTTAAACACCTTACAGCGCAAGGAGTTAGACAAATTAGTTAAACATTTAGAATCTTCGGTTATTCGTGAAAAAGGTCAGAAAAATTTTTTAGATTTTTGCGCTTCTGTTTGGTCTGAATTCATTTGTGGTGCGCATCATACTAAGATGGCAGAAGCTTTTGAACGTGTTGCTACAGGCGAATGCAAGCGTCTAATGATTAATATGCCTCCTCGTTTTGGTAAGTCTCAGTTAACGTCTTGGTTATTGCCTTCTTGGATCGTAGGTAACTCTCCTGACAAGAAAATCATCATGGCATCACATACAGGAGAACTGTCTTTACGTTTTGGTCGTATGGTTAGAAACTTAATAGATAGCGATGACTATCAAAGAATTTTTCCAGAAGTTAGTTTGAATCTCGACAGTAAAGCTGCTGGTCGTTTTGACATATCGGGTGGTGGTGAATATTTCTCAATTGGTGTTGGCGGTGCGGTTACAGGTCGTGGTGCTGATCTATTAATTATTGATGATCCTCATTCTGAGCAACAAGGTCAGTCTGCTGATCCAAAAATCTTTGAAAGCACTTATGATTGGTATCTGAGTGGTCCTAGACAGCGTTTACAGCCGGGTGGTGCGATTATTATTGTAATGACTAGATGGGGAAAGAAAGACCTGTGTGGCTCTATTTTACATGACAGCGTTACAAGGGATGGTAGTGATGAATGGGAAGTAATTGAATTACCAGCAATATTGCCATCTGGAAGAAGTTTATGGGAAGAGTATTGGCAAGTAGAAGAACTAGAAAAGATTAGAGCAACACTACCTGTTGCTCATTGGGAAGCGCAATATCAACAAAATCCTGTGTCTGAAGAAGGTGCTTTAGTTAAAAGAGAATGGTGGCAAACTTGGGAAAAGAAAGATCCTCCTGCTTGTGAATTTTTAATTCAATCTTGGGATACTGCATTCTTAAAAACAGAACGAGCCGATTATTCAGCTTGCACTACATGGGGGGTTTTTTATAGAGAGAGTGATGAAGGGTATATGGCTCCCAATGTTATATTACTAGATGCTTTTCAAGAACGTTTAGAATTTCCAGAATTAAAACGTAGAGCCTATGATCAATATAAACAATGGATGCCTGATGCTTTTATTGTTGAAGCTAAAGCTGCTGGTTCTCCTTTGATTTTTGAATTAAGAGCAATGGGAATACCAGTACAAGAATTTAGTCCTTCACGTGGTAATGATAAGATTGCACGTGTTAATGGAGTTGCAGATTTATTTGCATCAGGTACAGTATGGTGTCCGGCTAAAAGATGGGCTGAAGAGGTTATAGAACAATTTGCATCTTTTCCTGTAGGAGATCACGATGACTTGGTTGACTCTTCAACACAAGCATTACTAAGATATAGACAAGGTGGATTTATTTCATTAAGCAATGATCAAGAGGAAGAAGAACTGGTAGAAAGGTTTGCTGATTATTATTAATTAGTTTAAAATTTATATAATGGCAGAAGAATTAAATATAAGTGTTGTCAATCCTGAAGCGGTTTCAATAGAAACTGAAGATGGTGGAATGATTATTGATTTTGATCCAAGTGCTGATCAAGAAGTAGCTTTTGATGCTAATTTAGCTGAGAGCATTGATGAGCGTGATCTTAAATCATTATCTATTGAATTAGTTGGTGCTTTTGAATCCGATAAAGAATCACGTTCTGATTGGGAAAGAACTTATATTGAAGGTTTAGATAATCTAGGATTAAAGATTGAAGAACGAACTGAGCCGTGGGCTGGTGCTTGTGGTGTTTATCATCCATTACTTTCAGAAGCTGTTATAAGATTTCAATCACAAGCGGTAGGAGAAATGCTACCCGCAAGCGGTCCAGTTAGAACAAATATTGTTGGCAAGGTAACTCCAGAAAAAGAAGAACAGTCAAGACGTGTAGAAGACTACATGAATTATCTTATAACTGATCGTATGACTGAATATCGTAATGAAGTTGAAAGAATGTTATTTAGTTTACCATTGGCAGGTTCTGCATTTAAGAAGATTTATTGGGATGTTAATATGCAACGTCCATGTTCTATGTTTATTCCTGCAGAAGATTTTGTTGTTAGTTATGGCGCATCAGATTTAAGAACTGCTGTACGTGCAACACATATTATGCGTATGACTCTTAATGATATTACTAAACTGCAATACGCTGATTTTTATCGCGATGTTGATATTCCTCAATCGCATTCTTTGTCAGACAAGATTAAAGAAAAGTATGGTGAACTAACAGGAGACTCACCAAACTACGAATTTGAAATGAATACTTATAGCAAAGATGGAATGCATACTTTGTTAGAAATGCATGTTGATTTAGATCTTATAGGGTTTGAAGATATTATTGATGGAGAAGAGACAGGAATAGCATTACCTTATGTTGTTACGATAGATCAAGGTTCTGGAAATATTTTATCCATTAGACGAAACTATATTGAAGATGATCCTAAGAAAATGCGTAGACAACATTTTGTTCATTACCAATATATGCCCGGATTAGGGTTTTATGGTTTTGGTTTAATACATATGGTCGGTGGATTAGCTAAATCAGCTACATCAATACTAAGACAATTGGTTGATGCAGGTACTTTATCTAACCTTCCGGGTGGTTTAAAGACTAGAGGACTAAGAATTAAGGGTGATGATACTCCAATATATCCGGGTGAGTTCAGAGATGTGGACGTTCCGGGCGGAAGCATAAGAGATAACATAACTTTCTTACCTTATAAAGAACCTTCAGGCACTTTATACCAGTTATTAGGCAATATTGTAGAAGAAGGACGAAGATTTGCTTCCATTACAGACTTAAAAGTGTCTGATATGAACAATCAAGCGCCTGTTGGTACTACATTAGCCCTGTTAGAGCGTAATATGAAGGTAATGACTGCTATTCAGTCTAGATTACATGCCTCTATGAGACATGAATTGGCTATTTTGTCCGAAATTATTAAAGATTACATGCCAGAAGCCTATGAATACGAAATAGATGGGGATCAAAGCATAAAACCTAGTGATTTTGACAATAGAGTGGATATAATTCCTGTTTCAGATCCAAATGCAGCTACAATGGCACAAAGAATTATGCAATATCAAGCTGCTCTGCAATTAGCACAGACTGCACCTCAAATGTATGATCTACCAAAGCTACATAGGCAGATGTTAGAAGTACTCGGTATACGTGATCCACAAGATATTATACCTGTTGAGGATGATCTTAAACCAACAGATCCAGTTTCAGAAAATATGAATATATTGAATGGAAAACCAGCAAAAGCTTTCCAATATCAAGAACATGCTTCTCATATAACAGTACATATGTCTATGATACAAGATCCTAAGATACAAGAGTTAGCTGGACAAGCACCAAATGCAGATGCAATGCAAGGCGCTTTGAGTGCGCATATTATTGAGCATTTAGGTTTTGAATATAGAAAACAAATAGAAAAAGAACTAGGTACACAGTTACCACCAGTAGGTGATCCTTTACCACCAGAGATAGAAGAAAGACTTTCTATATTAGTAGCTGCTGCTGCTGAACAATTGCTAGGTAAAAACCAACAAGAAGCACAACAACAGCAAGCGCAAGAACAAATGCAAGATCCTGTTATTCAAATGCAACAACAAGAACTTCAAATAAAACAACAAGCTGCAGAGAATAAAGCAGCTATGGATGAAGCTAAAATAACTGCTGATTTACAAAAAGCTACTATGAAAGATCAATTAGAAAGAATTAAAATAGAAGCTGATGCTAAAGCAAAAGATGATCGCATTGATTTAGATATATCTAAAATAGAATCAGATGAAAGAATGAAAGGTGCTGAATTAGGAAAACAAATGGCTGAAGATATATTTGATAAGAGTTCAGAATAGATGGAACCTAATGATTATACTTTTACAGAGTTCTTGACAGATCGTTTAAACAATGAGATAACAAGAATTACAGATATTATTATTGATGGCGATATTAAAGATTTATCAGAATATAATCGCTTGAAAGGTAAAATTGAGGGTTTACGTATTGCCCTAAGAGAAATAACAGATGTCATGGACAAAGTTATAGAGTCTTAAAATAATATGCACGTCTTATAGTAAGACGATGGACAACATCATAGTCCTTTAATTATTGATGCATCATAAGGATACTTATGACAATTAAAGCAGTAAAGAAAGAAGAAGATGAGGCTATTCAGCCGGAGTCGGCTTCACAATTACCTAAACCAACAGGATATAAAATCCTTATAGCATTACCAGAAGCAGAAGAAAAAACGGCAGGTGGAATCATTAAAGCTGAAGAAACCATACGTATCGAAGAAACTGCTGCGGTAACGGGATTTGTTTTAGAAATGGGATCAGATTGTTACAAAGACGATAAAAAATTTCCTACTGGAGCATGGTGTTCCAAAGGGGATTGGATTGTAATGAGAGCCTTTAGTGGTACTCGTATTAGCATTCATGGCAAAGAGTTTAGATTAATTAATGATGATACTGTTGAAGCAGTCGTACAAGATCCTAGAGGAATACAAAGAGCATGAGTGAAACAGCACAAAATGTAGAAGAATTTGAAACGCCTAAAGCGCAACAAATTGAATCGCCAGAACCAGACAAAGATTTAGAAATAGAAGTCATTGATGACAGACCTCAAGCAGACCAAAAGGTTTCAAGGGTTTCAAATGATGATGATGTTGATAATGAAATAGAAGGAATTGGTGATCGAACCAAGAAACGTATTGATAAACTGAAATATGATTATCACGAAGAAAGACGTTCAAAAGAACAGGCATCACGTACACGTGATGAGGCAATACAATATGCACAATCTTTACAGCATGAGAATGAAAAGCTAAAAAATACAGTATCTAGAAGTGAAGGTGCATTAATAAATAGCCTTAAAACACGTAGCACAACTGCTATAGATGCTGCAAAAGCTGAATATAAAACAGCCTACGATGCAGGTGATACTGATAAACTACTAGAAGCACAAGAAAAGCTTAATTCAGCGTTTGCTGATAAAAACTATGTAGAGAATTATGTGCCTCAAGCAACGACACAGCCTCAAAATAATCAGCAACAACAAATATCTCAACAGCAATTTGCACAACAACAGCAATTTGCACAACAACAACAGACTCAAACAGATCAATCATATGATCCTAAAGCTATTGAATATATTAGGAATAATGAATGGTTTGAAAAAGAGGGTAATGAGGATATGACTGCATTAGCTTATGGAATGCATGCTAAACTTATTAGAAAAGGTATTGATCCTATAAGAGATGCAGATCAATATTATGATGAGATAGATACGGCTGTAAGAAATAGATTTCCAGAAAAATTTGAGTCGAATACTGCAACGACTCAGCGACCTTCGACTGTGGTTGCACCTGCTAATAGGTCAGGTACGAAACAGCGCATAGTGCAGTTAACTAGAACACAAGTTGACCTCGCCAGAAGACTTGGACTTACACCAGAACAATATGCAACTCAATTTTCAAAGGAGTTAAATAAAAATGGATAAGTTAGAAGAAAAGCGCACTCCACGCTCGTTGGAGACTAGAGAAAAAAATGAGCGAAGTAAACCGTGGACACCTCCAAACTTGCTTCCAGATCCTACACCTCAACCGGGATATGTTTATCGTTGGGTTCGTACTGCTGCGGCAGGACAATCTGATAATCTAAATGTATCTACGCGTATTAGGGAAGGATGGGAACCAGTTAGAGCAGAGGATCATCCAGAAATGCAAATCACTACGGATGAGGGTACTAGATATCCAAACTGTATTGAAGTAGGTGGACTTTTATTATGTAAAGCACTAGAAGAAGAAGTAGCTAAAAGGAGAGACTATTATCAAGAGTTAGCTGAACGTCAGATGAGTGCTGTCGATTCTAATTACATGAAAGAAGAAAACCCTGCGATGCCTATGTTCAATGAGAGGAAAACTAAGGTTACTTTTGGACGAGGTGGGCAATAATTATATTGCTTATCTTATAATATCAACCATTGTATTTAAGGATATATAACAATGAGTAGTACAGCAACACCTTATGGTGCAAGACCAATTGGCACAACTAGTGCTAGTGGTTCTTTTACTGGAAAAGTACGACACTATCAAATTGCTAGTGAGTACGCTACATCAATATTCTTTGGAGACTTTGTTAAACTTGTAACTGCTGGAACAGTAGAGAAAGACACAGGTACGACAGCTTGTACTCCAATAGGAATATTCATGGGAGTTACATATACCGACCCAAATACAAATCAGAAAACGTTTAGTCAAATGTGGACTGCCTCTGTGGTAGCAACAGATGCTTATGCATATGTTATTGATGATCCAGACGTTCTTTTCGAGATGCAATGTGATGGTTCTGCCGCACAAGCAACACTTGGATCGAACTGTGCTGTGGCTCTAACTGCAGGTTCAACCACAATTGGTACTAGCAAGAACGTAGTGGATATTTCTACTACCGCTACAACAGCAACACTTCCTGTAAGGATTGTTGATGTTGTTGCAACACCAAATAATGCATGGGCTGATTCCTATACAGATGTTGTTGTTAAGTTCAATGTTGGACACCAACTGATTAATACGACTGGCATATAAACTAAGGAGAATAAATAATGGCTATTTCAAGAGCGCAGCTACTTAAAGAACTTCTACCCGGTTTAAATGCACTGTTTGGGTTAGAATATGATAAGTACGAGAATGAGCATACTGAAATTTATGAAACTGAATCTTCTGACAGATCTTTTGAAGAAGAAGTTAAGTTAAGTGGTTTTGGTCAGGCTCCGGTTAAAGATGAAGGTTCGGCTATCAGTTATGATAACGCACAAGAATCTTTTACTGCACGATATAACCATGAAACAATCGGTATGGGCTTTTCTATAACTGAAGAAGCAATGGAAGACAATCTTTATGATTCTCTTTCTGCTCGTTATACGAAAGCACTAGCGAGAAGCATGGCTTATACAAAACAAGTAAAAGCTGTAAACCCTTTTAATCAAGGGTTCTCAGGTGGATCTTTTAATTCTGGCGATGGAGTTGACTTCTTTTCAACAGCACACCCTTTGGTGTCTGGCGGAACGAATGCAAACACCCCTAGTACACAAGCAGACCTTAACGAAACTTCGTTAGAGAATGCTGTTATTAGTATTGCTGGATGGACTGATGATCGAGGATTGCTAATTGCAGCAAGACCACGAAAGTTAATCGTACCACCTAACAGCATGTTTACTGCTACACGTATCTTAGAATCTGATCTCAGAGTCAGCACGGCTGACAATGATGTGAATGCTATGAAAATGAATGGCACTATCCCTGAGGGATATTCTGTCAATCATTTCTTGACAGACACAAATGCATGGTTTCTAATTACTGATGTGCCAAATGGATTAAAACATTTTACACGTACAGCATTAGAGACTAGTATGGATGGAGACTTTGATACTGGTAATGTTAGGTATAAGGCGCGAGAAAGATATTCCTTTGGAGTATCTGATCCGTTGGGAGCATATGGCTCCTCTGGCTCGTCTTAGACTAAGTTAGCAAAATATGGAACCATTTATGGGAGGGTTTCTTCCTCAACTCCCATTAAACTTTTCTAGGGTTAAATTGTCCTATCGACTGACCTAGCAGACAATGCCAAGACAATAGGACTTATTTTTTCGGGAGAAAGAATTATGGCAAATACAACATTTAGTGGACCAGTTCGGTCCGAAAACGGCTTTGAAGTAATTTCAGAAAATTCAACTACAGGTGTTATAACAACTATATTGGATATAGATTCAAGTGGTAATATAGATACTGATGGTGATATAACAATTGACGATCAACTTTATGTCAAAGATGGTGCTGATATTCGTTATACCGCGACCACAGGATATGGTCCAGCAGGTGTAATCATTGGTAAAGGCGGTTCTTTAGCAGCAACAGCCGATCCTTATGCAGAAAGTTCTAGTGAACTATTCCCATTAGGAACAACCATGCAGTATGGAAACAACATACTTAGATATATGCAAAATGGCGGAACAGCAGTTACTGCTGGTAAGTTAGTTCAACACGCAGCAGTCGTTGCTCATCATACAAATATGACAGCAACCGCAGCAGTGGCAGCAGGTGAAACTGCAATTTCTGTTGAAACTAATGGTACTGATATGACACTTAATCA